GTATCTGCCGTGACCTGAGCGACCTGACGCTGAAACTCAGCGGTCTGGAAATTCGCTTTACCCGCAGAAATTACGAGAATATTACGGAAAAGGCAAATGTGTTGACTGCTATGCTTGCCAATCCGAAGATCGCCCCGGTTCTGGCCTTTACTCATTGTGGTTTGTTCTCTGACCCGCAGCTTGCGTACCGTATGAGTATGGATTATGCTGAGGAACAGGAGAAAAAGGCCGCTGAACTCGCAACCAAGCAGAAGGAGGTTAATCCTGATGGTGGAAACAAGGGAGCTGAAACTGACCCCGGAAGCGGTCAGCAAGATTGAGGAAATCTTAAAGCACCACAATCAGGCGGAAGTCAAGGTGGAGGACAGCTCCGTCGTGGTTATTGAGATACGCCGGAAAAAGAAATATTGAGTGGGTCAGGCAAGGGCCTGACTGACAGCCGTGGGGCTACTGATACCGAAAAGGTATTGGTAGCCCTTTTATTTTTCCTTCCAATGCCCTCGGAGTTTTCGGACAGTCCGTGAAAGCTCGGTCTTTTCGGAGATATGAGAAAGGCGAAGACAATAATTTGACCGCCGTAAGGCGTTGAATGGTCAGGGAAGACCTTAATCGCAAACGGGAGACAACCCGTAAAAACAGAAAATAGTGCTGAGTGAACAGCCTTGTTAAACGCAGGAGGTAATCATTATGGCAAAGATCGACACCAGCAAAATCACGGGCTATGCGGAAATGTCTGCGGAAGACAAGCTGAAAGCTCTGGAAGCGTTCGAGTATGAGGACAACGCCGCCGAGCTGGAAAAGCAGAAAGCCGCTGTTTCCAAGGCCAACTCCGAAGCCGCTGAGTGGAAGCGTAAGCACAACGCTCTGTTGGGTGAGGACGAGAAGAAGAAGCAGGAGCAGGAGGAAAAGTTCGCCAACATGGAGAAGGAGCTTTCCGAGCTGCGGGAAGCCAAGCGTGTTTCCGAGTTTAAGGCCAAGTTCATTGCTCAGGGCTATGACGAGGTTCTTGCTGAGGATACCGCAAAGGCGATGGCTGATGGTGACTCTGCCAAGGTGTTTGCCAACCAGCAGAAGTTCCTTGACGAGTATGCAAAACAGGTCAAGGCTGACGCTCTGAAAAAGACCCCCAAGCCCACTCCCGGTGCCGGTGGCGGTACTGGCGAGATGGATTACGCCAAGAAAATCGAGGAAGCACGGACAAACGGTGATTTCGCCGCCGTTGCTTACTACACCCGCCTGCAAGCCGAAGCGGAAGCGCAGGCGAAAAAAGAGTAAAGGAGAGTTTTTACTATGGCAGATCAGTTTGCTATGAGTTTCGGGGTACTCAATTACTCCGGTATGCTCTTTAACAAGGGCAACACCCGCACCCCTCTGAGTTCCATCATCGGCGGTCGTGCCAAGACCACGAACCATGTTGAGTTCGTGACCGGTCAGGAGTTCACCTCTGGCGGCGGCGCTCAGCCTGCTATTAGCGAGAGTGCTTCTCTGACCGCCCCTGACGCTACCGTTGTGACCCGTGCGCAGAAGACCAATGTGACTCAGATCTTTCAGGAGTCTGTGGGCATTTCCTACGGGAAGATGTCTAACATGGGTACTCTGAGCGGTATCAATGTGGCGGGTCAGCAGGCCAACCCCATGAATGAGCTGGACTTTCAGGTTGCCGCCAAGATGATGAAGGTCAATGCCGACATTGAGTACACCTTCATTAACGGTGTCTACAACAAGGCCACTGATGACACCAAGATCAATAAGACCCGTGGTCTGGTTCCCGCAATCACTTCCAACACTACGGCGATGGCTTCCAAGCCCCTCGGCCTGTGGGATATTGCCGACATGGTGAAGAAGATTTACGGCGCTCACGCTCCCACCGATGGCCTGTGCCTGTGGTGTGACGCTGTGACCATGTTCCAGATCAACGCTGACGCTGTTCAGAACGGTCTGACCGTGGTTCCCGCTGCCCGTAACATCAACGGTATCTCCCTGTCCAGCGTGGTCACGCCCATCGGCGTTGTCTACCTGTATCTTGGCGAGTACCTGCCTGCTGGTACTGCTCTGCTGCTGAACCTGAGCGTTCTGGCTCCCGTTTATCAGCCTGTCCCCGGTAAGGGCAACTTCTTCCTTGAGCCGCTGGCAAAGGTCGGCGCTGGTGAGAAGTATCAGCTCTTTGGTCAGATCGGCCTTGACCACGGCCCTGAGTGGTTCCACGGTAAGTTTACCGGTATCTCTACCGAGTTTACCGCTCCTACTTACAGCCGCAGCGTCTTCATCGCCAATGACGCAAACAACCCTGTGAACACTAAGGCCGTTGCTGGCGGCTAAGAGTGGCGCAGGAGTAAAACAGAGAGTTTAGAAAGGAAAGGTGGAAAGCATGACGGACGCTGAGAAGTTGAAAATGGTGAAAGCCATGACCGGCGAGACAGACGAGGACACGCTTTTCACCTACCTTTCTATCGCTGGAAACAAGGTGTGCCGCAAGGCATATCCCTTTGACTCCACCGTGACCGCTGTTCCTGACCAGTACGCTCACATTCAGGTGGAGATCGCCGTGTATCTGCTGAACAAGCGGGGAGCCGAAGGGCAGACCGCTCACAGCGAGAACGGTATCTCCCGCTCCTATGAAGACGGCGATGTGCCGCCTACGCTGCTGAGGGACATTGTTCCCTTTGCCGCTGTGATGGGAGGTTGAGTACATGAGGACGCTGAACCGCAACAAATCGCCCTTCTGGTATCTGCTGTATGACCATAAGGGGCCTGCAAAGGACGAGTACGGCAACGAAACCGGTGAGGAACTGGTGGTTTACAAGCCTGCCGTAGCGATGAACGCCAATATCTCGGCGGCGACCGGCTCCGCTCAGGTGAAGCAGTTCGGTAATTTCGCAGGGTACGACAAGGTGATCGTCACTGATGACCTGAGCTGCCCCATTGACGAGAATACCGTGCTGTTCATTGACAAGGAACCGCAGTATGACGAGGACGGGAAACCGCTCTACGATTACATGGTCAAGCGGGTTGCCAAGTCCCTCAACTCCATTTCCTATGCGGTCAGTAAGGTGACGGTATCGTGAGTCAGACGATCAATGTTCCGCTCTCCGGGAGAGGGATTGAGCGGCTGATACGGGAAGCTGAAAATCGTAAAACTTGGCTTCGAAATCGTACAACGGTTTTTCTTGAACGCTTAGTTGCGATGGGGGTTGGAATTGCTTCTGCGTGTTTCGATGACGCAGCCTATGATGGCACAAATGATGTTGTTGTATCTGCGGAATATCGAGGTGAAAATGCAAGGGCGATTGTGGCAGTCGGTAAAGCGGTTTTATTTATCGAGTTCGGCACAGGCGTGACCTATCCCGATAACCACCCGGAAGCCAGAGATCGCAATATGAAGCGTGGCGAGTACGGTCAAGGTCACGGCAAGCAACAGTCTTGGGGCTATTACGGCGAACCCGGCACGAACGGAGTGCTGAAAGAGAAGAAAAACGGCGGGTTCGTGG